TACTATTTCCTTTAGTAGTAAGCCTGCCGCCGAGATGGCCGGAAAGCCTCATTATCCTCGTGGTCCGTGCGGATGCGCAACAGCCCTCCGTTTCGAACGCGGGCAAGCGCCAGCGTCATGGTGTCAACCTCGTCGTCGTGTTCGCCACTGGGAAACGCCAAAATCTCCTCGACTGTGGCAGCCGCCCACGCCGTTTCTGGAAACCACACATGGCCAGAGGCAAACAAGTCCGACACCGCGTTAAGCCTAGCAATCTTGTCCTGACCCTTGCCCGGGCTGAAGTCCTGCACAAAAATCCCTGACCGGCGCATCTCGTCAATCAGCGGCTGGCCACTGGCCTTGGCCTCGACAATCACGCTGTCCGGTTGCCACTCGTTGTACTGCTCGTGAGCCATGACCTTGAGCTCAGGAAATTCGTACTTGCCCTTGACCTTGTTCAGCAGTATGACGTTTGTGCTGCCATCATCATCGTTTGTCCACACCCCCCACGTATGGCACACCGAGAAGTCCGAGCGCTGCTTAGTAGTTAACGCAGTATCAAAGGCCTGTACTAGGAAATCTATGGGCGGAGGGTCGTCTTTGGTCCACCATTTTATCCATTCACGCTTGATAATAGCCGCTTCGGAGGCCGTTGGGTTCTGCTGATACTGCGCAAACCACTGCCACATAATGTGGTGCATGGACGCCCGGGTCTGCTGCAGAGCCTCCAACGACCACTGTTCTGGCCAAATTGACTTCTCGTTTTCGGTGTTTTCGTTCAATATAGCCGGAAATTCAAAGGCTTCGTAGTCGTCGCCCCCCTCGTTCATGGCCGAATCCTTCAGCAGACGCCCAATCAGGTCCCTCTGGTGCCAACGAGTATGCAAAACGCATATTTTCCCCTCTGGCATGAGACGAGTACGCAGTCCAGCGCTGAACCAGTCGTAGGTAGCGTCCAAAGAATTCGTGTTTCCGGCCTTAATGTCCTGCTCGGACAGCGGATCGTCGGCAATTATGAGGTGTGCACCCCGTCCGGCCAGCGCTCCGCCCACACCAATAGAGAAATACTCGCCTCCCTTGGTCGTATTCCACTGGCCAGCGGCTTTTGCGTCGGCTGCGATGCACGTTTGGGGGAAAATGCGCTTGTACTCGTCCGTATTAATCAAATTTCGTACTTTTCGGGCCATCACCAGCGCCAAATCAGCCGTGTGGGACGCCACAATGACCTTGTGGTCCGGGTGTTTGCCCAAATACCACGCCGGGTAGTAGATCGAAATCATCTGGGACTTGCCCATACGCGGGGCCATGCTCACGGCAATCCTATTTTTGTTGTTCTGCTCCACGTCCATGAGCAGCGCACCCAACCTTTTGAGGTGAGTACCGAATTTATAGGTCCTATCGATAGCCGCAATGAACGCAAGGAAGTCACTCTGGGCTAACTGCACCCGTTTGCGCTCCTCCAACTCGTCAAACATGACCAGCAACTCCGCCGCTTCGCTCCTCGGCATGTGTTTGATGATCCTCTCGATCATCTCGCTGGTCAGTTCTAGGTCCACTATGTATGTGCTCCGGTTACTTCGGCAACGTCAAACTCAATGTCCACGACCTGCTGTCTACCTTTGTCCGGGTCAAACGCTTCTGACTCCACCACCCGGGTGAGGCGCTCCCGCAGTAACTGTTCCAGCTCTTCCGTGGGCCGATGGCGCATGGTGATCTCAGTCTTGTCCGTGAACAACCCGACGTCACTGATCTTGCCCAACATCTCCAGAGACTTCAGCCGGATGCGCGGGTCGGCATTGGCACTCTCCAGTATTAGCTTGTTGGTGATGTACGTACGGAGTTGCGCAGCTGACTTGACGACGAGGTGGTCGTATTCCTGCAGGAGCGCCCCGAGATGGGTAATGACTTCGGGTTTGGATAAGTCTATATCAGAGGCAAGCTGATGCCCCATAAATATGGACCGGGAAGTCTCGGCATCCTCTTCGGAGATTTCCGTGGGGATGGAGTTGGTGTCGTATAGCGCGGACAAGGCAGCGGCCACTCTGGTGTCGAGGGACTCAAAGGTTGGCGCAAAGTCCGCAAGGGGGATGTCGTCGTCAATGGTTAGCGTATACATGGAGGGGGTCGCACTCCTTAGTTAGTGTGGAGAGTGTAGCAAATTTTTTGGCTATGCCTTTTATTTTTTGGGTGGGGGTGTTTCTGGTTTGAGGGGGGTGGGTGTATTGTTTGGTCGTTTTGTGTATAGGGGGCTATACAAATTTATGGCGTGGTGTTGGGGAATCAGACACTCAGCGTAGCGCGCGTGGGCGGAGTCCCAAAGCCCACAGGGCGGGTCGGGGTAGGGTGGGTCAGTAGCGGCTGGCTACGTTAGCCATTGGTTAAATCTAAGGGAATCTATGGCATAATTCAGTCATGGCAGCGGATTGACGCTACATACCGGCAAGAGTTCTTTAACAATCCCTAGGGTGACGTGTGGCGCATCAGGCGCCTAGATCGAAACCCTAAAAATGCGTTTATTTTCAATCCCTTTACTTTATGAGGTTTATATGCAAACAGTAACGACTTTGGCTTTGGTCATCACTCCCAAAACTTTGAAGGACTTGAAATCAAGTGCTGAAAAGTCCAAAACGGCGCGTGTTGAATTCAAAAAAGAAGTGGCTTTTTTCGCTGACAAGTGGGCGGAGATCAATGGGCGAGAAAAGGCTTCGGTCGATGCATTTGCCGCCGTGTTGGCAAATGACGAAGTGCTGAAAGAACTATCGGAAAACCCGCTATTGGCGTCATTCATCAAGAACGACATTAAAGCGGATGCAAAGCTGGCACTGGCACTTGGCAAACCGATCGAATCGGTGAATCGCAAAGTGGATAAGACCCCATGGGCGGCGGCAAAAGCGGCAAAGGATGCGGCGGATGCCAAGATACTGGAAGCGGCGGCCAAGGCAGTGACGCCACTGCAAGCGCTCGAGAATCAGTTAATCGCTGACCTCGCGGCGGCGCGCAAAATCAGCGGCGCTCAAAAATTGGCCGCAACAATATTGGACGGCATTTTGATAATTAACCCTGATTTTGTTGAGCCGGTAGTTGAAGCTCCGGTAGTAGCTAAGTAAGATGGAAAACGGAACACTAGGGGAAACCCTAGTGTTTCTACCCACCATGTACTTACTACCATTCAAACGGGCCGCTAGCGGCCTACCGAAAAACCCGCGCAAAATTGCAGCGGCCTACGGCCTACCGTTACGGGTAGTCCTAAACTACAAAGTGTTATCGAGGGACAATGTTTCCAAGTGGCACGCACTTTGCAAAGGGGCATCTAGCCCCTACCATGTAGCCCCGATGACCGAAAAGGAGTAGCCCTAGAAAACCCCCCGAGAAATCGGGGGGTTTTCGTCATAGTAGTTGGCCCGCGCGGGAGAGTGAGCGAGAGAGCGAGAGAGCGAGAGAGCGAGAGGGCGGGCGGGGCAAAGTGTGGTAGCAGGCTGCTAAATTAGCAATGGGCTACCGGTTAGCGCCCCGCTACTATGACTTCTGACCGCGCGGGAGGGTAGCAGGCTGCTAATTTAGCCGTTGGATACCTGTTACGCTTGTTACGCCCTGTTACAAAGGCTCTGTAACACATACTACTGCATAAAGCAAAAGCAGAATCCTATATAAATCAATGAGTTAGATAGATAGATAGATAAGATTTTTGTTTGTTTTGTTGGTTGTTACGTTGTTACAGGCTTTTTAGACAGCGAAGTTGGCACATCCGTATTTGGGCACATACATACATAGACGCATAGCTTAACAGTATGTGATTATGTATGTATGTATCGATTTTGGGGGTCTTCCCAGCTTTTGGCGTTCTTTTTGGGTGTAACTCCGTAACTTTACGGTTTTTAGCACTTTCTCTCTTCCCAAAACCCCGTTACACAACTTTTGTAACAGCCCTGTAACGTGCGTAACCGCGCCCCATTCATGCTACAATACATACCCCAACCACATACATACTATGCACACCACTCTTACCCTCACCCTCCCTGCCGACGTCTACGACCTTCTGGCCAACTCCCACGCCAAAGGAGCCGAAGCCGCCGCCATGCTTGCCCTGAGACGATACCTGAAGTCTCTGCCGACAACCACGAACGCGGAGCGAGACGCCATCATTGCCGACAAGGCGGTGGCAGACATCCCCTTGAAACTCTTAGCCCAAGAGTATGGCCTTTCTTACATACGTATCCAGCAGATTGTGGCCAAGAACAGACAAGCAGCATACGAACGCAAAGACGCCCAGATCAACGCACGCCTCCGAGCCATCTTTGGCGACAGACCACTATGACCACCGAGCAACACGCATGACCACCGAGCAACACGCATGACCACAAAACTCGCCCTAGACCTGCCGGACTCCTTTGCCAAAGCCCTTGCCGACAAACACCACTCGGGCGACCTGCACGAAGCCGCAGCCCACGCACTCACCGCCTACCTCGACCCAACTCAACTGTACAAGGAACGCAACGAGGCCATCCGTGCAGCAGTCATGGGCGGGGAGTCACGCTCAAAGGTGGCCATTAAATTCAACCTGTCCCTCATACGGGTGCATCAAATAATGGCGCAAGCCACAGCCTCTGCTACCGGGTAGCCTCCAGCTACGGGCCTTGACAATACTTGCCAAATAAGTTATAATGGGCCTTACAAAGCCAGTAAACCGACCATCGTGTCACGGCCTTGTCGCTCTTTAACAACTAACCAACAGGCGGTAGCCGCGTGCTAATTTAGCAGGTTGCTACTACCGATCAACCGCCGCTGCAACAATGCAGAAGCTTGAAAGATGACGAACTCGCAATAACAAGAGGCACTAAGACTCCCCGATGCAGGTTGTAGATTCTCACTCAGTGAATAGGCGTCAGGTATGCAGTCCTGACATTGCGTGGTAACAGCGCAATGGAATACGTACGCATACTACCCAGCTGGCGCAGAGAAAGGGGCAACAGAAAGCCGCCCTCTGCTAATGACGGATAGTGATGGGAACCAAACACCAGTGCAGGCAACGCCTACCACCTACCTATATGGAGGCAGCGACACTGACGAGTAATTCAACATCTGACCCCCTCAAGGAACGCGCGTCAAAGTTACCGACGCGTGAACGACAACCAGTTGAGTAGTAGTAAGACCAAAGGCCACAAAGTTCGGAAGCAAGCACTACCGCGCCCCTCGGGGTAGCCTAGCCCTCTCACGAGGGCCTAGCGTGTAAGGCATGGGCTCAACCCCCGTGCTTTACCCGATAGCACCGCTATCCAGCTGCTAAATTAGCAAGCTGCTACTTCATTACTTCTAAGGAACCATTATGAACACGTTAACCCTCTCCAATGCCCAACTGCAAGCTTTGAGCGACATACTGCACCATGTGATGTGCACCGAGGAGCACGACTACGACATGAATAGCAGTGAAGGCAACGACCAAGCTGACCATGTGTGGTTTAAAGCAGCCATGCTCGACAACGCCTTGGAGCAAGCTTTCTCCCCACTAAAAAAGACGTACCGCTGGTCGGAACAAGGTGGAGCCGCAGCATGATTGAGTGCCACTGCGGAGATGACATCGACCCGCGCCGTTATGCGCTGGGCTACCGTATGTGCCTGAAGTGCGGTGAGGCGAATGCCCGCCAAGCCCGCAAGAGCTGGACGGTGGTGCAAGAGTACACCAAGGGTAACTACCAGTTAGTTACATCCAGCGCAGCCTACGTTACCTTACGACAAACCAACCCCAAGGAGAATAGATTATGAGAGCAACCAAACCCAAGACCAACATCCAGTTGGTGCGTCACATCATGGAGTACAGCGCAGTAGGTGCGCTCAAGCAAGCGTTCGTCATCGAGGCGCTGTACCAGTACAGCCAGCAAATACTAAAGGACAAAGCAGCATGGCCGCAAAACTCGTTCGTATCACAAGAGGCGTGGCAGACCTGCGCCGAGGAAGTAACTGCCAGCATCACAGGGAGAAACGTATGAAAGCGGAAGAGATCAAAGCATTCGTATTTGCGTATCAAAACGCCATTGCAGCGGTGGACGCCGATATCGTTGAGCCGATAGCGACCATGCTTTCCGAGGGCATTGACGAGGGCGAAATTTGCGATAAGTACCTCGGCGCAGTCTCGGTGGCTGACGCCTACATACTGTGGGGAGCGGCAAAAGAGTTTTACAAAGGACAGTAACCACTACAAGCCCTGCTAGTCAGGGTTTGTGGGGCGACATTGCCCAGTAACCAAGGAGTAAGAAATGAAAGTACGAACCCTACGCAAGCGTGCCCAGCGCATGATGGACAACGTGTCATGGCTGGCGTGCAATGAGGACATCAAGGTGTATCGCATGCGGCACATCAAACCCTGCAAATCGTATAGCCCGTGGTGCAGCGACTGCAATGCCGTACTGTTCCGCAAAGAGATGGCTCGGTTTCCCTACAACGTCATCGAGTTCAACGAGTACGAGCAAGCCAAGCAGGATTTGCATGACCCGCAGACCGAAGCAGAGTATGCCGAATGGACTGAACGCGAGATGCTTGCAGCCGCTAACACATTCCAACAACTGGCAGATTCGCTGTGACCGCGAGTAAACGCTGGTACCCCAGCCCCCCACAACACGACAACCCTGCATTACTTCTACAAGACTGCGACCGCAAACTGGCCAAGTGGTTCGCATCAAGACTGGACGCGCAAGCCGTAGTCCGGCGGCAATGGCCCGAGATAACAGCAACTTACTTTAAGGAACCAATCATGAACGCGTATCAACTACTCAAAGACCGACTCTACAAGAACGTATACAAGCGAGGCCAGTACAAGGGCGACGCCCCACTGGAGAAGCGCACGAAGTCCCACGTCCGTATCGTGGCAGCATCCGACCGCATGTGTGTGCAGATGTACAACACCAAGATACTGACTGCCTACATGGACGGCAGCATCGAGATTACCCTTGACGGGTGGCATAACCGCAACACGACCAAGCAATGGCTGAACTACGCACTGAGCATCGCAGGGTTCCACGGGTTCTACCTAGGCAACAAGTCCGTCATGAGCCTGAGCCAGCTCACCGTTACCACACCCAAAGGCACCTACTTGTACTACGACGGCATTAGATTTAATGGAGACGGGACATTGGCCTCCACGCCCAAGCCGTTCGAGGCGCGGCGCATCGACAAGTCCGAGAGCACGGAGTTCACGGACGCTCTCAAAGCGTCAGGGTTCAAGGACGTGTACCCCCTGCTGTATGCCACCTGCACACCGCCCGAGAGAGGGCAGTCCATGCCCCGCATGTGGAAAGACTACCTGCGAGACGCCGACCATGCAGCCCAGTGGCCCGAGATCATCGAGTACTTTAAGTACGACATGCGCTGGAACCATGCCAAAGGGGGGCGCGAGTGGCACGAGCTGGACAACGCCAAGGCGTGCTGGGCTCGCATGATGGCCAAGGCCAAGCAAGATATGTACAACAACGTAAGCACGGAGGTAACACGCATCGACAAGTAAGCAACAAGTAAGGAACGACCGCTACTATGACTTTGTAGCACGCTGCTAATTTAGCAGGCTGCTACCACAACTTCTTTTTAATCTCGAAAGCAAATCATGAACGTAACTCTTTCCCAAGCATCTAACCTCGTCCGTACCATCGGTGAAACCAACACCATCATGTTCCGTGGCCAACCCGGTATCGGCAAATCAAGTCTCCTGTACACCTTGCAAGAGCATTTCCCTGACCACTTCCTATCGTACATCGACGCAGCCAACCTAGACCTAGGCGACATTGCCATGCCGGTCGTTGACCGTGAGGAACTCATCACCGAGTACGCACCCAATGCTCGCTTCGGTGTGGGACGCAATCAGACCAAGCCTGTGCTGATGCTGATTGACGAGCTGGACAAGGCGAACCGCCCTGTGATGAACATGCTGTTGCCCGTGATTCTGGAGCGCCGCATCGGTGCCCTGTATCTGCCCAAGGGTAGCCGCGTATTCATTGCCGCTAACTTAGACACGGACGGCGTAGGGAGCAGCATCCCGGCCCACGTCTACAACCGCATGACCGAGTGCAGAGTAGCCAACCCAACGAGCGACGAGTGGCTGCAATGGGCAAGCAACAACGGCGTGTGTCCCGAGGTGATGGCGTTTGCCAAGCAGACTCCCGAGATATTCGACTGCTACGTTGACTTGGAGAAAGGCGTCAAGAACCCGTACATCTTCAACCCAATGGCGGGTGTAGTGCGTGGCTTCTGTTCCCCACGTTCTTTGGCTAAGGCAAGCAACATCATTGCAGCACGGGCTACGCTTGGCTCGGCGGTTTTGCCAGCGCTGGCTGGGACGATCGGTGAACCTGCTGCGCGTCAGATGGAGGCATTGATTAACCTCGCTGACCAGCTGCCCTTGTACGAGCAGATCGTCAAGGCACCAAGCACGACCAAGATACCCAAGGGTGCGGGTGCGTTGTTCTTGCTGGCCTTCATGCTGGCTGGGCGTGTGACTGCCGACACTATGGACGCAGTGATGGAGTACGGCGAGCGTATCAGCAAGGACTCGTTCGAAGCACATAGCCTCCTCATCATGACGTTGGCATCCAACAAGTCCAAGGTCAACATGGCCTGTGGCAATCGTTCATTCACCACCGCAGCATCGAAGCTCGGTAAATTCTTTTAATCGGAGGCACCATGACTGCACACACATACGACGAGAAGACAAGCGAGTCTTTGTACCAAAAGCTAAGCATCATTAAGAGCATGGCGGGCACTGACATTGACACGGCCTTGACCGTGTTCACCTACGCCCTCGTGGAGACGGGCCTTGCCAACGGCGCGGAGTTTCACTCCATCGCTAAGAACCTAGCCCTGATATGGGAGCACGTTGAGTCCCAGCTCGAAGAAAAAGGAGAAGATGACGAAAACAAATGAACTGACCGGAGCCGCCCTTGATTGGGCGGTGCATTACGCGATACACGGCGAATACTCAACCAACTGGGCGCAAGGCGGGCCGATCATTGAGCGGGAGAAGATTGCGCTAATACCGCCCAACGAACGTATTGACGAGTGGGAAGCTGTACATCCAGACCGTATGCACAACGAAGAATACGGCCCAACACCACTCATCGCAGCCATGCGCTGCTTCGTGGCGTCCAAGCTGGGCGACGAGGTAGATGTACCAAAGGAGCTGACATGCTGATAACTGAACGCACAAGTGACGGGCGCACGATCGTACGTCTGCACAAAGACTGGCACCCCGGGCGTATCAGCTCGGGCTATGTCCCACCACAACGCAACTACATGCACACCGAGGAGGACTACCACACGCAGCACACGCTACTTAAACAACGCAAACTTATAACCGTTATAACTTCTGGAGTAAAAACATGAACGTATTAGATCGAATCAAGAAGGCGCACATCGCCATCATGCAGCACAAAGCCTTTTGTGCATTCTCAGGCATCCTCGCATGCGGCAATGTCGAGGTGACTACCGCCGTACCCACGGCGTGTACCGACGGCTGGAATGTCAAGTACAACCCGAGCTTCATCGAAGCCAACATGAAAACCGACCCTGAGCTTCGGTTCGTTGTGCTGCACGAAGCCATGCACAAGGCATACCGTCACCTGACTGTGTGGAAGTACTTGAGCAAGATGAACCCCAAGCTGGCCAACGTAGCGATGGACCACTTCGTTAACCTGAGCCTCATGGATACGGACGGTGGCAGCGGGTTCATCGCCATGCCCACGGTAGGCATACAGCCCGAGCCCAAGTACCGTGGCTGGTCAGTGTTGCAGATTTACACCGACCTTGAGAGCGAGGACGACGGTGACGACGGCGGTGGGGACGGGTTTGACGAGCATGACTTTGACGGGCCTCCGAATGACGGCAACACGCCTAGCGAGCAGGAAATTGAGAACGAGATCGGTCGTGCCTTGCGTCAAGGCGAGATGATTCGCAAACAACGTAGCAAAGGCGGGGCGGGCGGTGAGGACGGGCTGTTCGGTGACCTGCTGTCTCCCAAGGTGGACTGGCGCAAGGCGCTGCGTGACTTCATCACCGAGACATGCGCCGGGCGTGACGAGTCGTCGTGGTCTAAGCCTAACCGTAGGTTCTTGGCAGATGATGTGTACATGCCCACCATGATGGGCAACACCATGCGTGAGCTGGTCGTCGGCTTCGATACGTCAGGCTCGGTGTTCGGTGGTGCGGAGATGACTAGGTTCGTGTCTGAGATTACGACCATCATCGAGCAGGTCAAGCCGAGCAAGATTCACGTCATCTACTGGGACACGGCAGTCGCTGGACACCAGACGTTCGAGGACGGGCAGTTCGCTGTGCAAGACCTCAAGCCCAAGGGCGGTGGTGGCACCGATGGTGCAGTGCTGTTCGACTACCTGCGTGACAAGAAGCTCACACCTGACGCCATCGTGCAGTTCACCGATGGATATGTGGGTGACTGGGGGCGCACTGACGTGCCTACCCTTTGGGCTATCACAACGGACATGAAAGCTCCGTTCGGCACAACAATTCAACTGGAGGTGTGAGATGCGTAGTCTTAGAGAATTGATTATGGGTGCGAGTCAGTCAGGTATACCCCTCAGACGTCAATCGGAATCACCAACGGCCATGCGTGCCAAGTTTCGTGTTGAGGTGTTGGAGGCTATAAATGGGCGCGTGCTGGAGGTGGCGCACCGACCCAATGACAATAGCGATTGGGAGATTGATCTGTACATCGTGCGTGACGATGAGGAACTGGCCGATGCAATTGCGACGGTGTTGGTATTGAGAGGAGGCAAGTAATGGGATACAGATCACAAGTAGCCGTAGTCATCTACGGAGATAACCGTGACGCCGAGAAGTACGCGTTGCTCAAGACCCTTATGAACACCACGTTCAAGGATGTGTACACCGACTTCGATGGCAACGCTGAGTGGCACGACCACAAGCATGTGTTGGAGTTCAAGATGGAGGACGTCAAGTGGTACGACGGGTACGACGATGTGCAAAACTTCATGCAGATGCTTGGCCAGATAGGCGAGATTGAGGGGTTCAACTACGAGTTCATGCGACTCGGTGAGGACGACAACGACATTGATACCCAATCGGAAGGCAACGGTATTGAGCACCTGCTTCGGTGTGTCAGAACAATAGAGGTGGACTTATGAAAATCGAATGGAAGAATGCAACCGGGGTACTCGACTACCCCACCTTACACATCAACGGCATGCAAGTCGGATGGATAGCCCCGTTCGGTGAGGGTGTGCGTGGTGTGGTGGCACCCAAGCTGCGCGAGGCTATGCAAGGCCCGCCGGTCATCATCATCCACAAGACCCAAGAGGACGCCAAGGCCGAGCTTGAGGGTGTATGCGTGGCCATCATGATTGGTCAGAGCTATGGAACTTAATTGGACTAAACCCTTTGACCAAAACCACCAGCTATGGTGGCACGACAAGGGTATACGGTGCGCTGAGATATCCACACTGGGTAGCGACTGGCGGTGGTGCGTAGTCCTGTCGTACCGCGTAGCCCCTATGGATTTCGTGCAAGAACGCACGGGTTTCTACTCACTTGAAGAAGCCAAGGAATACACAGAGAACTTAGTGAGACTTTTAATTATCGGAGGGCATCATGAACATACTTGAATTGAAAGAGCGCGACCCTAAGCGCTTCGATAAAGAGTACCAGAAGTGGGCTGAGCACACCCTTGACTACGAGTGGTGGGAGAACTTGTATGCGGACTTCACGGACGGCTGCGCGGCATTGTGTGTGCAGGTGGATGACATCACGTTCAGCGGGTTTCATTCGCAGGGTGATGGCGTTGCGTTTACTGGGCGGGTGTATGTCCACAAGTGGATGGCGCACAAGGGTTTTGACGTGACGCACCCCGCTGCGTACTTGGCATGCTGGGACGACGGTAGCTATGTAAGGTTGGAGACAGGTAGGGGCAATAACATGCGAGCCAACCTAGAGGAGTATGCCAACCAAACTGCGCCTAGCGGGGTATTCGTAGGTCTTGAGCAAGAGGCGTGGGAGGAGCTGGTTGACGAGCAGATCAGCGCGCTGAACATTGAGGATGAGGTACTGTCATTCTGCGAAGACTTGGCAAATAAACTGTATGACGACCTGCTTAGCGAGTACGACCACCTGACCAGTGAAGAGATGTTTATTGAACATTGCGAATGTAACGAAGTAACTTTTGAGGAGAACGAAGATGCGATTTATTCTTAGTGTTGACAGCAAAGACATGGTGCTGACCGAACACCAACTGGGCAGCGTGCTGGCCATACTAAACGGCTGCGAGGAGATGAAGCAGACATACAAGGGTGACAACAAGGGTAGTCGAGGCCCCACCCTCCAGTACGCCGACGAGATACTCCAGATGGATTCGCGTGGTGGGTTTACCGTGAAGCCCTTGGACAACAACTACTATGACACGCTCAAGCTGGTGAACAAGCTGGGGAAAGCGTAATGTACTGGAAAATGTTTAAGGCTGAAGAGGCTGACGGAAAGCCCATGCGGTTGCACTTGATATTTGAAATTAGGGACTCTGGATTCGGTCCGGGCACATCGTTCGGATACGTAGAGCAACGAGATGCAAAAAACACATGGACAAACACGAGGACCCACCTCAAGTTCACCGTCCAAATAAATGAAGACCCAATGCCAGACCCTATCGACGTGCCTGACTTAGAGACGGGCATGGCAATACTAATGATGAACGTGAAAGGAAATTGAAATGACTACAACTAACCATATCGCTGGCGTAGCCCGTGCCGCCATGCTCGTTGACTTGAACATCGCCATCTACTCGGGGCGTAAGCAAGACCGTACAACGCAAGCCGAGGTCACGCTGGCCAAGGGCTCAGGTTCTAAGAAGGCTGCAAGCGTGTACAAAAATCTCTTTGCCGAGTGCAAAGAACTGGAGGCCATCACCAAGTTCCAAGCCCGGGCACGTAGCGAACACTACCGCCTGACGCTGCCTTGGAACGACCGTGGGGCGCGTCTCTTGCCCACCATATCTCTGCTGGACTACAAGCAAGTGATGAACCGGTATCAGCAGGAGTTCCAGTTGCTGGTCGATGCGTTCCTGATTAAGTACTCTACGCTGGTGGCAGCAGCCGCGTTCCAGTTGGGTACGCTGTTTGACCGCAACGAATACCCGGACGCTGCACAGGTGGCACGTAGGTTCCGTATGGACATTGCGTTCGTACCTCTACCAACCTCGGGGGACTTTCGCTTAGATGTTGAGAGCGCAGTTCAACGTGAACTCATGGAGCAGTACGACCGCAGGCTGGCTGAGCAGTTGGCATCGGCTACCAAGGACTCGTGGGACAGGCTGTATGAGGCGCTACAAAGGCTGAGCGAACGCCTGACCGTGGGCGAGGACGGCAAGAAGAAAATCTTTCACGACACCATCGTGACCGGTGCGGTTGATCTGTGCGAGTTGCTGACCGCCATGAACGTGACGCAAGACCCGCAGTTGGAGTCAGCTCGGCGTAAGCTTCAGGAGGTATTGTTAGGCGTAACTCCCAAAGAGTTGCGGGAGGAAGACGGTACTCGTGTATTAACCAAGCAGAAGGTCGATCAGATTCTCTCTGCGTTTGATTGGGGACAAGATGAGTGATGGCGTAATTGAATGCAGGTATCAAGAGTACAACAGTGATTGGCAAATGACTATGTATAACAACGGTGACAACACCCAAAGCCAAGGGTGGATAGGGGGTCAACCTGCGTGGCTCCAGCGCATCCTAGACGTGGCCAAGGTGGGGGGCCACCTCAAACCCCTGCGTGACGGCCCGCCCGATGCCATTCTATGGTTCACGATAGACAGCGACAACAAACTACTGGAGATTACTTTCCCATGAATTATGAAAACTTAAGCAACGAGGAGCTTCTTAAAGAAGTTTACCTAACCCAACACAAGGACAGGCTACTGACCCTTGTGTGCGAACGCCTTGAGATGGCGATGAGAGAGTTAGATGATGCCCGTGCCTACGAGGCGGAGTCTGATGAACTTGCTCAACAAGTTGATGACTTGCACTTTGAACTAGGCAACCGTGACGAAGAGGTGGCTGCAATGGAGAAGCGTATTGACGACCTTGAATCCCGTATCAATTTTTTAACTGACGACGACCCGGAGTTTTAACATGATGACATCTGCACTTGGACTGAAACTGCACGAAGCTATTGAACGCGCCGAAGCCCGCAAGGCTATGGAAGAATGGACTAAACAAACCCCTACCCCTATGACTACTACACCTATTTCCCTATCCGAAACCGCCTTTAACATGGTGCGCGACAACCCCGGCATAACCAAAAAGCAGGCCGTTGCAAACCTCGAAAAGGAAGGCCACAATGCCGTGTCCACTACCTCCCTGCTGTCGGTAATGGTTCGCTACGGCCTTATCACTATGGGCGATAGCAAGACGCTGCATGCTGTGGGAGACACCTACAAGCCACGCGCTGAGTTCAACAAACTCTCAAAGAAGAAAGAAGTCCGTATGATTCGGAGACCCGCCGAGGCTACGCCCGATGTAATTAACCACCCCGCACACTACAAGGTGGGCGGCATCGAGACGATCGACTTCATCAAGGCCAAGCTCACACCGGAGGAGTTCAGGGGCTACCTGCTGGGCAACGTGCTCAAGTATGCAAGCCGTGCGGGACACAAGGACAACGCTCTGCAAGATGCTGGCAAGATGGCATGGTATGCAAACAAACTCGCGGAGGCAGCATGAACCAAGACAACGGATTATTCTGGGAAGTGATGGAAGGGCTACTGACGCTAGCCGTTATCATCGGAATCATCGCAGCCTTTTGCTTTGTGATGGGCTACTACTGGTACGTGATATGAGAGGGCGTACCGGGTTTGATATGTTGGCCAACAACATTTATGCTTTGGCTCCAAATGCGGAGCTAAACCAACGTGAAAGAAAAAAGCCAAGGATGTGCTGGGCGTGCCAGAAAGACAAGTCCACGTACCAAGGACTGATACGCATCCAAGCTGGGCTGCACAAGTTCGTGTGCAAAGACTGCCTCGACGCTAAAGCCGCAAAGAAAGAATTAAAGGAGAACACATGACACGCAATGAATTACTAGAGTTGGCAAACGCGTTTTATACAGGCGGTTTTACCGAAAGAGAGATTGCGTTTGCACGGGTTATTGCAGCAGCCGAGCGTGAGGCTTGTGCGAAGGTGTGTGATTCGCTTGAAGAACAATGTGAAAAACTTCTTGTGCCAGACGAGAAATGGCCGACACCATCCGACTGCGCCCACATTATCCGAGCAAGGGGGAACACATGAGCGAGTATGAAACCCTACTACCCGGCTTCAGTGCCACAGGACCGAAAGGCTACGCAGTGGAGATAGAGACCGACAAGGGCATCATTACATTTCGTGCGGGCGAGGCCTTAGCGTACTGCCTTACTAACCCACTGAAGGCAACGCACGACATGACCATGGGCGACATAAACCGCTTGCTGTTGCACACAAAACTGGACAAGTGGCTTGATGCTGAATTGAAGCAAGGGGGGAACACATGACGGAAGTCCACAACATCAACGGCAGACTAACGACACGCAAAGTTTGGTACACGACCGATGACTATGGGACGCTATGTCGGTTTGTGGAAACCGAAACAGGCGTTAGGTTTTGGTGGGACGCCATC